AGACGAAGTGGACAACACCGTCACACAAGCGGAAGCCGTTGAGACGGTAGAAGCCGCAGAAACAATCACTGCGTCAGCGCGACCAAAGGTGGGCGGCTTTACAACAAAGCCACGCATTGAAGTCACCGCTGCAAAGTACCTAGAAAACACAATTCGTTCGTCAATGGGCGACCTTGACGCACGCGATTATGTACATGCTGCCAACAATGGCGCAACAACAACTGACAATGCTGGACTTGTGCCAACACGTCAATTGACTGAAATCATCAACGGTCTTGGCAACACAATCCGTCCAAGCATTGACGCGATCTCTCGCGGCACATTGCCTGACGCGGGAATGACATTTGAAATTCCACGCATTGACGCAATGCCAACAGTTGCAGTAACTGCTGAAACCGCTGCGTTTTCAAATACTGACCAGGAGAGCAGTTTCTTATCTGTCCCAGTGGTCAAGTTTGCGGGACAGCAAAAATTCAGCGTGGAACTTTTAGAACGTTCTTCACCATTATTCTTTGACGAACTATTGCGCAACATGGTTGCTGCACTAGCAAAGGCGCAAAACGCTTATGTCAACGGAATTCTTGTTGCAAACGCTGCAATTGACGGAACAACACTTTCAGCATTGCCAACAGCAGCTGAATTGCTCGCTTACGTTTCACGCGGTGCTGCAAGTGTTTATTCAAACACGCAGGGCTTTGCGCGCAACATCATCATGGGTTCAAGCCAGTGGGCAAACACAATGGCACTGAATGACAACGGTCGCCCAATTTACATTGCTTCACAACCACAAAATGCTGGTGGTGCGCTACGTCCTGATTCACTTCGTGGAAACGTTGCGGGTCTTGACCTTTATGCTGATTTCTCAGCACCTGGTGGTTCAGATGATGGTTCAATGATTATCGTCAATCCTGAGTCATACACATGGTACGAATCAAGCAATTTCCAGTTGCGTTCAGAATCAACAGCAGACGGTTCAATCACCGTGGGCTTGTATTCTTTTGGTGCAACTGCGATCAAACTTGCGAACGGTGCGTTCCGCAACAATAAGTAAAAAATAGACATGCGGCGGGTTCTCCCGATCTCGCCGCAGCCGATTGAAAGGAAACGGACATGCCAGCCATTGTCACAGCAAGTCAATTGCGTACGGTGCTTGGCGTGTCCGTTTCACTTTATTCTGACGCTTATCTTGACGAAATAATCAACACCGCTGAAGCCGTTATTTTGCCCATGCTTGTTGCAAACACTTCAGCAATTGAATCGTACAAACTCACATCAAACGTTGTTTACTTTTACACCCAACGCAATCATCATTTTGTTGCAGGTCAATCAGTCATTGTGACTGGTTTGCCAGCACCTTTCACCGCAACCCATACAGTCGTCGACGTAACGCCTTATTCTTTCACCGCTGCATTGACTTCATCAAATGTCACATTGCGCGAGATCATTCCAATGGGAACGGCAACACTTCAGGGTTATTCCGCAGCTGATTTATACGCAACCAGCGCACCAATCGAATCAGCCGTTCTTGCAGTAAGCGTCGAAGTATTCCAATCCCGCGTTGCAGCAGGCGGACAAATTGAAGGCGTAGATTTTGCCAGCACGCCTTATCGCATGGGAAGAAGTTTGACCAACAGGGTGTCCACATTGCTTCAGCCGTTTTTGGACGTCGAAACGGTTGTGCAGTAATGCCAGCCAATGCCGTCTCCGATACCCGCGCAGCACTAGCAACCGCCTTCAGCGGTCTAGCGGCAACCTGCTATGCGTCGGTTCCCGAATCCCCAATTCCACCAGCAATAGTGATCGTCCCAGGATCACCTTATTTTGAGGTGGTTTTAATTGGTAAATCAAAGACACAGGTCAAGATAAATTTTGCAATCACTGCAATTGTTGCTTCAAATAGCAATGCTGGTTCCCTGGACAATCTCGAAAAACTAATAATCGGAATTCTTGCGGCAATGCCCGCAGGATACGTCGTGGGCGTTGTTGAAAAGCCGACGGTGTTGGAAGTGGGTCAAAGTCCAATGCTGGTTGCTGACATAAACGTTTCGACTTACTACACACAAACGACATAAGGAGATAACGTGGCAACAACGATCATCACGGGTCGCGATCTAGTCCTAACGATCGCGTCCACAAACTATGACGCACAGGCGACCAGTGCGACATTGACTAACTCACCAACAATCACGACTTATCAAACACTTGACGGCAAGGCTTACAAGCGCATTGACGATCAGTGGACATTTGACGTTGAAATGCTTGCAGACTGGGGTGCAACATCATCATTATGTGAAGCACTATGGGCAGCAGCTGAATCAGCACCAAACACAGCATTAGCAGTATCATTGACAGCAGTGACAGGCGCAGTTTTTGCTTTCACTGTTATGCCGATCTATCCAAGCGTGGGCGGTTCAGCACCTGACGCACAGACCGTTTCAATGTCATTCGTTGTTGTCAACGCAGTGACTGAGACATTTAGTTAAAAACTACTAATCGGGAGACACAATGAAATTACCAATCACAATTGAATACAACAACGGCGACCAAATCACTTACACGGCAGCACCGCCTGAATGGGTGAAATGGGAAAAGTCAACGGGTCACACCATTGCCCAGGCGCAGGAAAAGATTGGCATTGCTGATCTAGTATTTCTCGCCTATCACGCCATGAAACGTGAAGCAGCTGGTAAGCCAGTTAAGCCGATCGAAACATGGACTGAGACAATCGCTGAAGTTACAGTGGGTGAGGCAAACCCAAAAGTTACGCCGTCGGAAGCCTTAACAGAATAGTTTGGGAAATAGCCCTGGCAACGGGGCTATCACCAAATGAATTTGAAAGTGCCGAGGACATTTTGACGGTCATTGAGATTTTGGAAAGGCGCGCAAATGGCAACTGAAGCAATCAGTTATGACAAAGCGGAATTGCGCGCCATTCTGAAGTCTTTTAAAGCAATGGACGAAGAAGCAACCAACCAGGCTAAAAGGGCTACAAGCGAATTGGCAGATTATGTCAAATCCAGGATTGTGGACGCCGCTGCCTTAACACGTACAAACACGGCTGGTTCGGTTCGCATTGCAACAGGGGCAAGGGTTTCAAAATCGTCAAAGATTGGCGAAATTTCTTATGGATTTGCAGCACAAAAATTTTCGGGCGGCGGTACAACGCAACAACTATGGGGCGGGCTTGAATTCGGTTCAAATAAATACAAGCAATTTCCAGTGTGGTCAGGTCGTGAAGGTCGCGGCTCACGCGGTTGGTTTATCTATCCAACCCTGCGAAGCGCGCAGCCTGAAATCATCAAGCGTTGGGAAGAATCGTTTTCAAAAATTGTAAAGGAGTTTGACTAATGGCTGGCAGTCGTACCCTTAAACTTTCCATTCTTGGCGACGTTGACAATCTTAACAAATCATTAAAAACCGCCAGCACCGACGTTGATTCATTTGGCGACAAGGTTGGCAAGGCTGGTTTGGCAATTGGAAAGGCGTTTGCCGCAGCTGCTGCCGCTGCTGGTGCAGCCGCAATTGCCATTGGCATTGAATCCGTCAAGGCTGCGATAGCCGACGAAAAGGCACAAACACAATTGGCATTGGCATTGGAAAATGCAACAGGTGCGACAAAAGGTCAAATTGCAGCAACCGAACAATCCATTCTTCAAATGTCACTTGCCACGGGCGTTGCTGACGATCAACTGCGTCCAGCACTTCAACGTTTGGTGCTTTCAACTGGGGACATAACAAAGGCGCAAGATTTACTTTCAGTCGCATTAGACGTTTCAACGGCAACAGGCAAACCACTTGAAACAGTGGCAAACGCATTGGGTAAGGCGTACGACGGAAACACTGCCGCGCTTGGCAAACTGGGCATTGGATTATCTACTGCCGAATTGAAAACAATGTCGTTTGAGCAGGTACAAACACGCTTGTCAGATTTATTTGGTGGGGCTGCCGCTGCCAACGCTGAGACTTATGCAGGAAAGATCGCACGCGTCCAGGTTGCTTTCAATGAAGCAAAGGAAACATTAGGAAATGCGTTGTTGCCAATTCTTGACAAATTATTGGTTTTTATCAACGACAACGCATTGCCAGCAATCAACGCATTTTCTAACGCGTTTAGCCTTACCGAAGGTGACGGGTTTGGCAAAGTTATCAGCGACGTTGCCGGGGTTATCAAATCTTTGGTGCAACCAATTTTTGAAGCGTTTAAAGGTACATTTGATAAAGTCAAAAAAACAATCATTGAAAATAAAGATGAATTTGCCAGTTTCTTTGAAGTCATAAAAGCAGCTGCACCAATTATCGGAAAAGTAATTGGCACGGCGTTTAGTGTTATTGGTGACATTGCCAATGTTGTTTTGAACATTATGGCAAACGTGGTTGGTGCATTGAAAGGTTTGATCAACACCGCAATTGACTTGATTAACATTGCAATTAGGGGCTTCAATTTAATCAAGCCTGGTGCGGACATTGCAGCCGTTGGCAAAATTGGCGGCGGGTCAACTTCAACAGGTGCGCTTGGCAACTTCAGCATGTCAACGGGCGGCACATCAACCACGCCAACAGTTACAGTTCCGACGGGTATCACCAGCCTTTCAACAGGTGGTTCAACAGGTGGTGGTCTTTCGTCCGCAGTTGCGGCTGCGGCAACGGCTGCAAACAACATTGTTTCAGGTTCATTCAACGCGGGTGCATTCCGTACAGCCGAAGCGGCTTCAAGCGGGACTACAATCAACTTGACTGTAACTGGTGCATTTGATCGCGAAGGCACTGCGCGCACAATTGTGGACACTTTAAACAATTCTTTCTATCGCGGCACAGGTGGCGCAACTAACCTGCAACTAGCATGACGCAATGGAATCCCGTTTGGAAAGTGACTATTGACGGCACGGAATACACAACCGCCGTTTTGGCAAACCTGACCATTCGAAGTGGTCGAACAAACATTTATGAGCAAGCCCAAGCGGGATACGTCAATTTACAATTACTTGACGTCAATCAAACGGCAATTCCTGTTTCAATAAATTCAACAATTTCAGTTCAAGTCAAAGATACGTCTAACACATTTGTTTCAATTTTTGGTGGCAACGTCGTTGACGTTGGTTTGGAAGTCCTTGACGTTGGAAACACAATGTTCACACAGACTTATTCAATAACAGCATTGGGGGCATTGGCGCGTTTGCCAAAAGCATTGACCAACGGCGTGCTTCCAAAAGAATTTGACGGTGATCAAATTTATGACATTTTGAGTCAGGTTTTATTTGCTTCATGGGCTGAAGTGCCAGGCGCATTGACATGGGCAACCTACGACCCAACAACAACATGGGCAACGGCTGGCAACACTGGTTTGGGTGAAATAGATCGTCCAGGCAATTATGAATTGGCAGCCCGTTCATCAGATCGCACCGACGTTTATTCATTGGTTTCAGCATTGGCAACGTCGGGATTGGGATACCTTTACGAATCACCAACGGGGCAAATTGGGTACGCCGATAGCACACACCGCACCAATTACCTGGCTGCCAATGGATACGTTGATCTTGACGCCAATCAAGCCCGCGCCGCTGGACTTCGTATTGAAACCCGTGTTGGAGACGTGCGCAATTCCTTAACAATTAAATACGGCGCAACCAGCAGCAGTGAACGTTCTGCCAGCGACGCTGCTTCAATTACTGAGTACGGCACACTTGCACAAATTATTACAACAACATTGCACAATGCAGCTGACGCGACTTCACAAGCCAATTTTTATTTATCCCTGCGCGCTCAACCTCAACCGATTTTTAGCCAAATTACATTTGACCTGACTAACCCCGAAGTTGACAATTCTGACCGCGATAATCTCATTGGCATTTTTATGGGTGAAGCAATCAACATCAACAATTTGCCGTCAAACATGAATTCAGGCAGTTTCCAGGGCTTTGTCGAAGGCTGGTCATTTCAAGCGTCATACAATCAACTAAGCGTCACTTTGTTGTTATCACCGCAGGCTTATTCCACGCAGGCAATGCGTTGGAATGACGTGCCAATAACTGAAACATGGGCAAGCGTGTCGCCGACTTTAGACTGGGCAAATGCGACAATAGTCGCTTAACGAAGGGGAAAACATGACAAATCCAACGAGCAACTTTAGTTGGCAAATGCCGACTTCAACGGACTTGGTAACTGACTTACCAGCCGACTTCGCGGTTTTTGGTGACGCGGTTGATAATACTGTTGCAATTTACACGACCAAAATGGCATTTAATGCCCAAACGGGAACGACCTACACACTGGTTGTTGGCGATCTAGGGAAATGGGTGACCTGTTCAAATGCAGGCGCAATCACTTTAACAGTGCCGCCTTCAGTTTTTGCAGCTGGTAACACAATTAACGTCCAGCAAATTGGCGTGGGTCAGGTGACGTTTGCGCAAGGCGCAGGCGTAACAATTACATCAACGGGCGCAACGGCAGCAGCACCAAAAATTCGTGCCCGTTATGGTGCTTGCACAATTGTCTGCACCGCTGCTAACACGTTCACGATCGTTGGCGATCTTTCATAATGATCAAGCCAGGAATTTTAGCAAGCGGAATCAGCGGCAATTTGGGTTTTCTTGTTGACTACCTTGTTGTTGCTGGTGGTGGCGGTGGTGGTGACGGTAATTCTTCAGGTGGTGGCGGCGGCGCAGGTGGACTTCGCTGCACCGTGACTGCAACAGGCGGCGGTGGTTCGCTTGAATCTGCATTGGTTTTGAGTGCTGGTGTAAATTACACAGTCACAATTGGCGCAGGTGGTGCAGGTTCAAACACGGGTGCTGGTGCTGCTGGCAATAATTCAGTATTTTCAACAATCACATCAACAGGCGGTGGTTTCGGTGGTGCAGGCGGCGGTTTTGTTGGCGTAAGCACTAACGGTGGTGCTGGTGGTGCAGGTGGTGGTGCTGGTGGTTATGGCGCAAGCGGTACAGGATTTACAGGTGGCAGTGCAACGCCTTCAGGTCAAGGATTTGCAGGTGGTAATGGTCAGACTGGCCCGACAAACTATCGCGGTGCTGGTGGTGGCGGTGGTGCTGGTGTTGCAGGAACAGCGGGTTCAGGTGCAACAGGCGGTGCAGGCGGAAACGGCGTAGCAACTTCGATCAGTGGTTCGTCAGTGAGTTACGGCGGCGGCGGCGGTGGTGGTGAAAACACAAACGGCGCAGCGGCGTCAGGTGGAACAGGCGGCGGTGGTAACTCACAAGGTGGTGGTCCGTCGTTATCAGGAACCGTGAACACAGGTGGTGGTGGCGGTGGTGGTTGCGGTTCCTCAAACAGTGGCGGCGCAGGTGGTTCAGGAATTGTCATTCTTAAATACCCAGACACCCAAACAATTACAATTGGCGGTGGTTTGACGGGTTCAACAGGTAGTCCTTCAGGCGGCTACAAAGTTACAACAATTACGGCAGGCACTGGAAACGTGAGTTGGGCATAATGGCACACTACGCATTTATTGACGAAAATAATTTGGTCACCGAAGTCATTGTCGGAATTGACGAAACCAAAAAAATTGAAGGTTTATTGCCTGAGATTTGGTACGCTAATTTTAGAAATCAGACATGCAAGCGCACTTCATACAATGCAAAGATTCGCAAGAATTTTGCGGGCGTTGGTTATACCTATGACGCAATGCGCGACGCATTTATTGAACCCGAACCAGTAGGGCACTTAGGTTTTAACGAAGAAACTTGCAAATGGATAATGCCAACAATTGAGGAAAAGCCATGACATACCCTGACGGTACAAATGCACGTTTGATTGAGGTTGCAGCAGCTGAGGTCGGCACAATTGAAGAAGGCGACAACCTGACAAAGTACGGCAAATTTACAAAGGCAGACGGTTTGCCCTGGTGCGGTTCGTTCGTCAATTGGTGTGCAGCCGAAGCAAAAGTCAAGATTCATTCAGTCGTTGGCACTGCCGTTGGCGCACATAAATTCAAGGAAATTCAACGCTGGTCAACCATGCCGCAGTTGGGCTATTTGGCTTTTATGGATTTCCCACATGACGGCATTGACCGCATTTCACACATTGGAATTGTCGTGGGACTTATTGACTCAAAGACTTGTTTGACAATTGAAGGCAACACCAGCGGTACAGGCGATCAGCGCAACGGGGGCATGGTCATGGTTAAGGTTCGAAAGATTGGGACTGAAATTGTTGGGTTTGGAATTCCAAAGTTTGTCCCATACCAGGGCGAATTCCCAACAATAGAAATGCCAAAATCGGGAGACAAACCGAAAAAGGAGAAAAAGAAATGAACAAAGCCAAAGCCTTAGCAGCCTCATGGGGACGCTCATTCATGGCAGCAGCACTTGCCCTATACATGGCGGGCGTTACTGACCCAAAGACACTTGCAATGGCAGGAGTCGCAGCGGTTGCACCAGTAATCTTGCGTGCTTTAAATCCAAAAGATAATAGTTTCGGCGTTACGGGGCAATGACGCCAAACGAATGGGCGGCGGTCGGTGGTTTAGTCCTTTCGTCACTGGCTGCCGTCTATGCGTCCATGCGATTCATAGTTAAGTCAATCATGCGCGAACTCATGCCCAACGGTGGCAATTCATTGAAAGATCAAGTCAACCGAATCGAAGCGAGATTGGATTCATTGGTTGACAAATTGCTGGGCGACACGCCGTAAGGCACGCAAGGTTCTTGACCGCGCGTTGATCATGCGTCACCCTGAGTCCAGGTGGTAGTCGTTACCACCAAGAATCGGGAGAATTCAAAATGGTACTTGATCTATTAGACCCCGCAACATTGGGGCGTTTGACCATGCTGGCAATCTTGCTGGTCATGGCAGCAGCGGTTGGTTATGCAATGGGACACAAAGACGGAAGCCGTGAAGGTTACATTCGCGGTCGTGCGGTCAGTCGTCACATTTCAGCTGCTAACAAGGCGGTGAAATAAATGGGGTTCTTGGATAACTACGAGGCTTCACGCGAAAGATTAGAACGCTGGAATCGCACATTCCCATTGGGACGCATTGAAACACGGATTGTGGAATTTAGTGCTGAGAAGGGTTATGTCCTAGTCGAAGCAAAAGCGTTTCGAAATGATACTGATCTGAACCCCGCTGGCATTGACTACGCCTACGGATACCAGGGCGCGTATCAACAAAACATGAAACGCTGGTTTGTCGAAGATACGACAACTTCAGCAATTATGCGCGTGCAGGTGCTAGTTATGGGCGGGGCTGAAAAGGCAACGCGCGAGATAATGGAACAGGTTGAACGTACGTCAGCCAAGATCGCGAACGTTGACACCAACGATTATTGGACAACCAAATTTGGTGACGTGCCTAGTTACAAAACAGCCGACGAAGCCGAACAGGCAGGAATTCCGTCGTTGGGTTCAAGCATGGACGAAGTCAAAAAGCAGTTGGGCGGTGAATTAGTTAAGGAAGCACCGCAGTGCGCACATGGACACATGATTTGGAAGCAATCACATGACGGCGCACCAAAAACGTGGGGCGGTTATTTCTGCACCGAGCGCACAAAGGCAACACAGTGCCCACCACGCTGGCACGTTCTATCCAGCGACGGCAAATGGAAGCCACAGGTGTGATGAATGAGCGAATACATGGAAATAATTAACCCGCAAACCATGATTGGCAAACTGCTCAAAAACGGTGAAGTGGTCGAAGAATACAAAATGGAACAGTGCGACAAATGCTCAATCTTGACCCGCTTGGACGCTTTCGGGTATCAAAAGGGTTTTGGCAATGAAAAGGTCATTTGGTTTTGCATTGGTTGCAGATGAAAATGCAATTGACCCGTGAGCAACAGATAACATGCCACGAAGCAGCGATCAGCCACTATAAGGCAGACACGTTCCTGCACCCTGGCATGGATTCGACTTACACAAAAGACAAAAACCTGCATGAGTTAATTGCACAATACGCCGAAGCCCTGGGGGCTGAATGGATTGTTGCCAAATACTTAGGTGTTCACTATGACCCATTTGTTTCAAAGCACAAAGAAGCAGCTGACGTGGCAAGCAACATTGAAGTGCGTTGGACTAAGTACGTTGCCGGGCAGTTGATCGTCCACGAATACGATCGCTCAAATGACATTGCCATTCTTGTGACAGGTCAAGCACCGCACTATTTCATTGCGGGTTGGATTCCCATTGCAATGGCACAACGCCCAAAGTATCGCCACAGTAAGCAGCCAAATTGGTGGGTCACACAAATCAACCTTCAGCCGATTGAGAATTTGAGGAAATCCAATTATGGACAAAGTTCAATTTGAATGTCGCATGTGCAAGAAGAAAACCAATCAAATCATTGTCAAGATAACGGATTTACTGCCACCAGGTGTCGAGACAATTCAATGCCTGGTGTGCAGTTCAATGACAGTTGCACAGATTGGACAGTCAAATGCCGATCTATGAGTTTAAATGCCAGGTGTGCCAAATCAGTGTTGAAGTGGATAGAAGTATCCACGAGGAACGTGAACCAATCTGCTGCGGTACAAACATGAGTCGGGTGTACTCAACCTTTGGCATTTCATTTAAAGGTGAAGGGTGGGGACACCAATGAAGGGTTATCCACAGGCGTTATGCACAAGGGTGCAAAACTTGTGGGACACGCCCAAGCCCATGCGTGAAGTTGTTAGTCACTTGACTTGGTGCTGTACGCTGGACGCATACAACAAACACCCCGATTTTAGGGATTTAGACAAGAATGAAGTTCTTTCAAATAATCTTGAAAAGAAAAAGATAAATAAAAAAAGACTTCAATTGTTGCTGTTAATCACTGGCTTCGTCGCAACAATAGGTGCAAGCCCTGCCAATTCAGCTGCGTATTCAATAGATCACTTGAAACTCTATGCACATTCAAGGTTGCTGGATTACAAAGAGTTTCAGTGTTTCAACAAAATAATTACAAAGGAATCAAGGTGGTCATACACTGCACGTAACGGGTCGCATTATGGATTGGGTCAAATGAGATCAAAGCATTACCGTGACCTTGACCCTTTCAGACAGTTGGACGCAACCATTCGTTATGTAACAATTCGTTATCAAACGCCATGTAAGGCATGGACGTTTCACGTGAAACATGGGTATTACTAATGAGCGCATTGAAAGACAATGGCAGCACAAGCCAATGGCGTAAGATAAGGCAACGCATACTGCAACGAGACGGTCACACTTGTCAGCATTGTGGAATGGAAGGCAATTCAGTTGACCACATAATTCCAAGAAGCCTGAATGGAACGGACGAAGACTGGAATTTGCAAACCTTATGCGTAAGTTGTAATTCTGCTAAGGGCGGGCGGTTTTTTAATAGCACACCGACAC